GAACGCCTCCTCATGGAGGTCGTAAATATAGTGCGCGTTGACGTGGCGCACCTTCACCGACCCATTGATCATGGTGTCGGTCATCGCCGAGCCGTCGGACTCGAACAGGCCCACGGTCCGCGCCGAGTGGTTGTGATCCACCTGGGCCTGGAACTGCCAGTCCTCGCCGCCGGAGAACTTCTTCTTGCGGCCCTTCCACATCTCGCGCACGGCGACGTGGTCGGTGAGGTCGGTCTGGAGGTTCAGGAACGCGCCGCGCTTGACGAACTGCTGCTGAGTCGTCAGCACAGCGTCGTCGATCTGGTCGAACTGCAAGCCCACGGGGGGCCTCCTTTACTGGTGGTGGCTCAGGACTTCGCGAAATACTTGCGGTCCAGGAGCTCGGCCGTCTCGGCTGCGACGTCGGGCTTCACCTCGACGCGCTGGCCCGAGGGGGGGCTGATTCGCTGACCCGCACGCCTTCTCGCGGCGTCCGCCTTCTTGTTCTTCATGCTGTCGGCGTCCATGCCGAGCACGAGCTGCGACGCTTCCTTGAAGACCGTCACGTCGGCGACGTCCTTGCCCGCGGCCTTGTAGCCTGCGCGCAGCACGTCGAACTTCTCGCGGACGGCCGTCTCCTTCGACTGGTCGCCCTTGGTCAGCTCCCTGACGCCCTCGAGCTGCGTGGCCATGAAGTCCTTCGACTTGTCGCCGCGCAGCGTCGCGTTCTCCTCACGAAGCGCCTTCGCCACCCCCTTCAGCGCCTTGAAGCCCGCGACGATGTTTTCGTCGTAGATCGCAGGGTCGAGGTCGGGGATCGCGTCGAGGGGGTCGCCGGCGGGCTTCGCCTCGCCGTCCTCCTCCTTGCCACCAGCGGGCTTACCCTCGCCGGTCTTGCCCTCGATCCTGTCGCACGCCAGCGACAGGAGGGACTCGGTGTACTGCTTGGCCTCGGCCATGGGGATTCCGAGGCGGACGGCGCGCTCGATCGCGTCGTCGCCGGCCGGCTTGGGCTTGGCGAACCGACCCTTGTCGTCGCGCGAGCTGTCGTCGGCCGCGCCGGCCTCCGGCTCGGCCGGCGTCTCGTCGCCGATCCCGTCGCCGTGCTCGGCGTCGTCGTCCGGGGCCGCGCCCTCGGGGAGCTCGCCGTCGTCGCGGGGCTTGCCCTCGACCATGCGGTCGGCCGCCGCGTTGGTCGCCGCCTCGATCTCCGAGGCGAAGTCCCCGAGCGAGCTGGTCTCGCCGCCCTCGGACGCCTTGTCGTCGTCACCCACGGATCACCCCTCTAGCAGTAGGACGAGCGGTCGAACATGCCGCGAGCCCGCAGCGCCTTGCGCCGGTGCTCGGGCGACATGTAGACCGGGTCGCCGTCCCTGGTTACTTCGGTGGGCACGCCCACCCGCTTGAACTCGTCGCGGAGCTTCTGCGCGTCCGCCGCGTTGACGCCGCTCGCGTAGCAGGTCAGCGGCCAGCCCGCGGTCGTCGCCGCTGGCTTCGCCCCGCCCCACAGGCGACGGGCGACCGTCCCGTCCTCGAGCACGACCTCCGCCGGCGGCGGGGCCGGGTGCGAGAGCGCCTGCTCGTGCGTGGCCACGCGGCCGTCCGCGGCCTGGTAGTGGTAGATCACGAGACACCCCGCGTCAGCGACGCCGCTTCCGTCTTCTGGACGCCGATCCCCATGAGCCCGCGCGTCATGACGTCGTCCTTGCCGGCGCGCGTGGCGCCGGGCCGGCTCGTGCGCACGTAGTTGCGCGTCGTGCTCGCCGGCTTGAACGAGGGCGTGCCCTGGGAGCCAGCCTGCACCCCGGCGCCCTGGATCGGCTCGCCGAACTTCACGATCCCCCGCAGCTCGTCGAGGTTGCTCAGGCGCGCGAGGAGCGCGATCAGCTCGCGGAAGTCGATCTGGCCGCCCTGCGCCTCGAGCATGGGCGCGGCCGGGAAGATCACTTCCGAGAGGAGGCGGAGGATCTTCTGGAGCCGCGTGGCCGGCGAGTCGTCCTCCATGGAGTAGGGGTCGATCGCGAGGTTGAAGTCCAGGAAGTCGCCGTCCCTGGTCTCCGCGCTCCACTCCCTGCGCAGGACGAGGTCGGTGCCCTCGATCGGCTTGCGGATCGTGCGCTTGCGGACCGGGTCGGTCCACTCATACCAGGCGAGGGCCTTCCAGACGCCCTTGGCGAACGTCAGAGTCGAGCCCTTCATGCTGGCCATGCGGGCGCCGCTGGCGTCGGAGATCATCTTGTCCTGCGTCGCGGTCTCCGAGCTGGGGCCCAGGCCGCCGAGGGTGTCGAGGTTGCCGGCGTAGTAGCTGAAGCGGTCCGAGACCGTGAGGAAGAACGCGAGCGTCTGCGCGTCGATCCCGCCGACGGTGATCCCCTCGGGCTTCTGGCCGGTGTACTTCAGCCCCTCGCCGTCGGCCGTCGCCTTCAGCGCCTCGACGTCCTTGTCGTTGCCGCCCGTGAACGCGACGACCGTCTTCTTCGACGTCGCCTGACGGCTGAGTTTCCTGAACAGCTCATTCCCCAGCTCGTGAAGGTCGATCAGGAGCGAGACCGGCGGCAGCGGCATGAGGTTGCCGGGCACCTCGTTGAACGCGAGAGCGTGGTAGGGCCCGTTGTCGGGGCCGTCCCACTTCACCTTCCGGATCAGCTTGTGGCTCTTGACGCCGTAGGTGACGAGCTCGCGCGTGGCGGGGAGCCAGACGTCCCGGAGCCAGACCTGGTCCTGGTAGACGTCGGCGCCCATGCTGACCGAGATACCCTCGGCCCGGTTCTCGCCCTGGTCGCCGTGGACCGTGTGCTCGTCCGCCTCTAGGTCCGTGGCGTCGCCCATTTCTCGGGCGTCGTCGAGCGGGAGCCAGTAGTCGTTGCCCTCGAACGCGATCGACTCGCGGTTCTTCGCGCTCATGTCGAAGAAGTAGTCGTCGGGCGACACGTTGCAGACGAACGACTCGCCGACGTCGTTGCCCTCGTAGTCGGCGCCGCCGGGGCGAATCCCCACCTTCACGACGCCGATCCCGAAGATCGCTTCGATCACGGCGCGGCGGAGGGTGCCCTCGAGCCCGATCTCCTCGGGGATCTGGTTGAGCGCCAGCTCCATGTTGAGCGCGAACGGCTTCAGCTCGTCGGCGTTCGCGGAGACCATGACGCGCGGGGCACGCGCCGCCAGGTGGCGCACGTAGATCGAAACGGCCATTTCGATCATGTTCACGGGGACGCGGCGGTCAGCACCGTGGTCGGCGTAGTGGTGCCCGACGAACTGGCGGATCGCGTCGACCCGAGCGCGACGCGGCCGGTCGAGCTGGCGCACGCTCCAGTCGATCGCGGATCTCAGTCGGTCGAAGTCGAACCGGCGTGCCACAAAATCCCCCACCACTGCGGAGAATAGCAGCAACTACCACCCGGTGCCAAGCCCCTCTTGGCTTTGCGACCTCGCTTCCTCCTGTCGGAGCTTCTGCCGCCAGGCCAGAGAGCCTACGGGCTCGGTCGGTTCCTGCGCCTTCTGCTCCGTCCTCTGCTCCCGGAGCCCGACACAGACGAGCGCGTCCGCGATCACCTCGTCGCCGTGGGCCGAGCGGGCGCCGGAGGGGTCCTGGCTGTTTGCGCTCGCGCTGTGCTCGACCGTGCCGTCGGGCTTGCGAATGAATTGGAGCGTCTCGCGCAGGCCCGCCTCGCTCCGGTTGATCATGCGGTGGTCGGCGAGGTCGGCGCGGTAGTCCTCGAGCAGCACCATTTTCGTCTGCGCGTTGAGGTGGTAGCCCGGCTCGTCGCTGACCTTCTGCGACACCTTCTTCTCGTAGCGCCGGTAGTAAATGTGCCCGTAGCCCGCCGCGATCACGGCCTTGGTGAACACCGCGCCGACGCCGCCCGCGTCCCACGCCAGGAAGCCGTCGTTGAAGAACCTCGCGAGCGCGATCGTCAGCTCGGCGAACGGGTGCGGGTGCATGTTCGGCGTCCGCAGCACGCCGACCTTGATCCCGGTCTCGCGGTCGGCGATCGACGTCACGCTGTTGCTCGCGCCCGTGCCCGCCGAAATATCGCTGCCGAGCACGAAGTGCCGGTCGCGCGAGGGACGGTCGCCCGCGGCGAGCGGGATCCACAGCTCGAGGAGGCCCTTGTCGTCCTCGACGAACCGCTTCGGCTGGAGCGTCTCGCGGTCATACTCGAGGTTGCCGCGGGTCATGGGCGGCCGGGCGTATCGCCTGATCAGCAGCTCGACGAACTCGGGGTCGAAGAACGGGAACGCCGACCCGACGAAGTCAATGTCGAGCTCCTGCGCGATCTCCTGGAGACTGACGCAGCGAGCGCACTCGTTGTCATACCAGGGGCTCCGCACGCGCGGCCGGTTCTGGTCGAGCTGGAACGGGTAGGCGTCGGGGAAGAACACTTCCTCGGGCTTCGCGCCCTTGCGCCGCACGCTGACGTGCCCGCGGAAGCTGTCGAGGAGCACGACCTTCCCCGACTTCTCGTCGGTGGTGTAGGACCCGCGCGCCTTCTCGGGGTGCTTGCTCCAGTGGAGGCGCAGCACCTTGGCGCTGGTCTTGTGGACGACCTCATAGAAGCCGTTGTTGGAGCCCTGCGGCGTGCTGTTGAAGACGCGGCAGTTGGTCGTGTCGCGCGTGGCGTTGAGGATCTTGAAACCGTCGTCCGGGTCGAAGGCGGCGTGTTCGTCAATGAACATGGCCGTGCGCCGGTCACCGCGGCCGGCGTCGCCCGTCGTCGACTCGCCGTCGATCACGCTCCCCGTGTCGGCGTTGAGGAGGTGATTCGTCTTGCGGCCCGGGTCCTTGTCGCCGAGCCAGCGATCCTTGGGCAGCAGCCAGCGCGGCTGGTGCTTGTGCAAGAAATCAATCTTCCAGAACAGCGCCTTGGGGTCGCCGCGCTTGTCGACGTAGTCCTCGTTGCGGCTGACGAGCAAGAACGAGAGGTGGAGCTTGAAGTGCCAGAGCCACTCGAACACCGTCAGGCCCATCCAGCTCGCGCCCATGTCGCGGCTCTTGGGCATGGCGGCGTCCTGGCCGGTCTCCACACAATCGGTCAGCTCCAGGAGCGCCTCGTCCTGGAAGCTGGCGTAGGTAATGAACGGCGCGACCTTGACCTTGCTGCGCGGATCGTAGGTCCAGCAGAAGGCGTTGACGTAAAAGAGGAGGTCCTCCCCGCACATGCGCCTGAGGGTCGCGGCGAACGCCGCGTCCCTCGCCGCTTCGTCCAACAGGCGCCGACGGAACCGGAGATTCGCCCCCAGCTCCTTCGGCACGAGGTGGTAGTGCGGGACCTCGCTCACTTGGCGGTCTTGGCCTCGACCCGAGCGACGATCTCGAGGCGCGTGATCCGCTCCTCGTGATTGCCCCTGAGCCTCACGGGCCGCCGAACTTGGGCCGAATGATCCCGTTCTTCGTCGGGATCACGACCGACTTGGCAGCGGCCTTCGGGAACTTGCGCCGGAGGTGCATGACCGCGGTGGCGATCGTCGTCGCGAGCTTCGCGGCGTCCTCCGTGTCGTAGTTGATCTTGACACGGAGGTCCTTGCCGCCGCCGCGCACCTCGAGCACGAGGGCCACGGCCTTCGCCTCCTCGTCAACACCGATCGAGAGCTTGACCTCGGCG